GAAGGCAGATATCGCACCAGAAATGGTCTTAAAGAGATGTAGAGCACGCCGTTCTACTGCATATAAAAAAGCCCATATATATTATTTAATAAAGAAAGATAAGGTAAGTTACTTATTATAAGTAATACTGCCTTATTTTTCATTTTAATAAGTAGTATGTAGGATATATAAAATAAGAGATAAATTGTCGGCACTGCCTATAAGATACTCGTGCAATTATATGACAATTAGTTCTAGAGTATCAAACTTATAATGTATATCTTACATCGTGTTTATTAATTATGTAACTAAATTAGAAAGGTAATAAAAATATGAAAGATAAAAAGAAAACATTTATAAAAAATTTAGATAGTGAAATGAAAAACAGATAGAAGGTACAAATTTAAAATATTTTATAAATCCTCATGCAGTAGATGGGGTTAGCTTTGGATTTTTAATAAAATGTGATAATGAGCAACAACTTACAGTAGCATACAGCATTCCAGAAAATGATTTTGAAGTGTTAATAAATTCTAATATAAAAGAACAGAAAAAGCTTATAGAAGCAAATATTAAATACATGATTGATAATTTAATAAATGAATTAAAAAGAACTAATAACATGCACTATTTTTATAAAACTGCTGATTGTGTTAATAATTATAATGATTGGTACGAATATGTATGGCTAGAAAACTGTGGAGATGAAGATTTTTCAAAAGAAGATACTAAATATATTTGGATATGTGAACCATTAGGTATAGTTACTTATGATGATTCAATAAGTTGCGAACTAGGAAAAAAATTATATAAAACTATTAAGGCAATATTAAATAGGAATCAAGAACACTTTATGCAAAATGGATATTCACAAGAATATGTAGATTATATAACTTGTTTAAATTTAATAGGAAATGATAATTTAGAATGGGGAACAAGCATAAGATATTGCTGGTTTAAAGATGAAGAAAAATATAGAAAAATAATAAAACAGATAGAATAATATCAATAAATATAAAAATTAAAAGGTGATATAAAATGAGTTTTGAAAAAATTGAATATACCTTTCCGAAACTTGATGTTAATATAAAAATTGAAGATGTATTATCAGAACCTGATTTTCCTATTCCAATAATTAAAGAATTAAATAGAGCGATTATAAAAAATATTGAAAAGGACAACGACAATGAAGATAATTAATGTAAATATAGATGAATTAATTCCATATAAAAATAATGCTAAAAGGCATCCCAAAAAACAAATAGAAAAAATAAAACAATCTATAAAAGATTTTGGATTTAATGACCCAATTGCAATAGATGAAAATAATATGATTATCGAAGGACATGGAAGATATCAAGCATTAAAAGAATTAAAATATAAAGTAATACCATGTATAAAATTAAATGAGTTAACAGAACAACAAAAGAAAGCTTATATATTAGTTCATAATAAATTAAATATGCAAACAGGTTTTGATGATGAAATATTAGCTAATGAATTAGATAGTATAGTAGATTTTAATATGGAAGAATTTGATTTTAATTTAGATTTGTCAATAGATAATTTATTTAAAGAAAATGAAAGACATAGAACAAATGATACATATAATTTAGATTTGGTTAATAATGAAAAAGCAGAAGGCTTTTATCAAATGCCAATAATAAAAAAATGATAAATTTATTCCAGATGATTTGATAGGATTTAATTATGCTAAAACAAGTAAAGAAAAGAATGTAGGAATACATTTTTATTTAGATGATTATCAGTTTGAGAGAGTTTGGAATAATAAAGAAAAATATATAGATATATTAAAACAATATCAATGTATTTTAAGTCCAGATTTTTCTTTATATATGGATATGCCAATGCCTATGAAAATATGGAATATATATCGTAGCAGGGCAATAGGGCAATATTATCAGGAACAAGGTATAAAAGTAATACCAACAATAAGTTGGGCTGAAAAAGAAACTTTTGAATTTTGTTTTGATGGAATACCTAAAGGAAGTATAGTAAGTATATCAACAATAGGAGTAAAACAAAATAAAGAAGCATTTAAAATTTGGAAACAAGGAGTAGATGAACTTATAAAAAGAATTAATCCATCTACCATTTTGATTTATGGTGGTAAAGTGGACTATGACTATAAAGATATAAAGGTAATTTATTACAAAAATAAAGTAATAGAAAGGATGGTACGATAATGGGCGGAAGAGGAGCAAGTTCTACAAGAAGTTTAGGTGAAAAATCAACTCCAGATGGCAAATTTACAGTTGGAAATATATACAGAATTGTAAGTGAAAACTCTGGAGTAGACTTTGATTATGTTGTTACAGATGTTAGTAAAACAGGAATAGTAGGAAAAATAACAGAATTTAGACAAGGATTTATTGGGCAAAGTAAAGGCTCAATAGTGAATCCCCAAACAAATTCAATTCACTATAATAATGCAAAACTATTGAAAGAAAGTGAAGCAAATGCAAAGGCAAGAGGCAATAGGGAAAGAAAAGAAATACAAGACATAAGAAAGAAACTTGATAAAGCAGAAATAAAATATCCAGGAGGTTCTGGATTACAAAACTTAAGAGATAGATATAATATGGCAAAAAAAATTGGAAAAATAAAATAGGGTGGTTAGATGGCTAATGAACAAAATTTACTTAAAGGAAATCCAGATACACAATTTACTTCTGAAAATGCGGTCGAGAATCGGTCGAAAAGGTGGAATAAAGAGTGGACAAGTAAAAAGGCAACGTAAAGCAATGAAAGAACAGATGGAGATGTTATTATCTTTGCCTGTTAAAAGCAAAGATATGAAAGAACAGTTAAAACAATTTGGAATAGATGAAGATAATATAGATAATCAAATGCTATTGCTAGTTGGATTATTCGAAGCTTCGTTAAAAGGAAATGTACAAGCTTTTAATTCAATTCAAGAATTAGTAGAAAAGAAACAAGATGAAAATAAAGATACAATGAACAAATTAGATGAAGTACTAAAAAATATAGGTGGTGTTGTTTAATGAGTATGTTTTCAGAAAAACAACAAGAGTTTTTAAACAATGCTGATAGAAGGTGGAATGTTAAGTATGGTGCTACAAGAAGTGGCAAAACATATTTAGATTATTATGTAATACCTAAAAGAATAAGAAAAGTTGCAAATTTACCACGGATTAGCAGTAATTTTAGGAAATACAAAAGGAACTTTACAAAGAAATGTAATAGAGCCTTTACAAAATATATGGGGAACAGAGCTGGTTTCTGATATTAAGTCAGATAACACAGCTTTTTTGTTTGGAGAAAAATGTTATTGTTTAGGTGCCGATAATATAAAACATGTTAATAAAATAAGAGGTGCAAGCTTTAAATATTGTTATGGTGATGAAGTTGCAACTTGGAATCAAGATGTTTTTAATATGCTTAAATCACGTTTAGATAAGCCTTATTCAAAATTTGATGGTACTTGCAATCCAGAAGGACCTAGTCATTGGTTTAAACAGTTTCTTGATAGTGATGCAGATATATATCAACAGAAGTATACACTATACGATAATCCTTTTTTAGATAAAGACTTTTTGCAAAATCTAGAAAATGAATATAAAGGAACAGTTTTCTTTGATAGATATATTTTGGGAGAGTGGAAAGCTGCCGAAGGTAGTATATATAGATTATTTGCAGATAAAACAGAAGATTTCATAATAGATAGTATTAAAAACCAACTAATGTTAATAACTTTTGGAATAGATTATGGTGCTGGTGCAAGTAAAATTAAATTTGTTGCTACTGGTATAACTCATGGATTTAGAGATGTAATAGTTTTAGATGAATATGATTTATCTGGAATATATGACCCAGAACAGATATACGAACATTTTATATTGTTTTATAAAAGAGTTTATGAAAAATATGGAATGGGACAATATTGTTTTGCAGATTATGGAGCTTTAGGAAATGTTATAACGTTAGGATTAATAAAAAAATGTCAGAAAGAAAAATTGCCAGTAAAAATAGAAGATTGCTCAAAAGGATTAATAAATGACAGAATATTTTTAAGTAGCACATTAATGGCCCAAAAAAGATTGTGGATTTTAAGAAAAAATAAAATTATAACTAAAGCTTTTCAAGACGCAGTTTGGGATGATAAACATCCTGATGAAAGATTAGACGATGGAACAACAGATATAGACAGCTTAGATGCATTTGAATATTCAATAAATGGTTTTTATCAACAATTGATAAATAATAGAAAAATAATAGTATAGAGGGTTAATATGGATTTAAAAGGATTTTTTAATGGACTAGGATATGATATATCAGAAAAACAAAATTGGGACCAATATCTTAATATTTGGGAAAGTTGGTATCAAGGAAAAGTAAAAAAGTTTCATAATTATTATATATATAATGGTAATACTAAAATTAAAATGCAAAAGAAAAGCCTTCAAATGGCTAAAAAACTATCAGAAGATTGGGCAGATTTACTATTTAATGAAAAAGTTAATATAACTGTAAATAGTAAAGAAAGCCAAGAAAAATTAAATAAGATATTTGATGAAAATAATCATATAGTATTATTAAATCAGGGAATAGAAAAAGCATTCGCTCATGGAACGGGTGCTTTTGTTGGTTCTATACAAGATTTAAAATATAATGAAGAAACTAAAATTGTTGATACTATTGATGGAAAAATAAAAATAGAATATGTTGAAGCAAAAAAGATATATCCGCTTTCTTGGGAGGGTCAAAAAATAACAGAATGTGCATTCGTAACAGAGAAATATATAAAAGGAACTAAATATATATACATATCAATGCATTTATTAAATGTATTGGATAATTATGTTATTCAAAATTACTTGTTTGAAGTTCAAGGCAAATCATTATTAACAATAAATGAAGATGTTGAAAGAGGATTCTTAAATGAATTTGATACTAAAAGTAATGTGCCTTGGTTTACTATAATAAGACCTAACATAGTTAATAATATTGAAGAAAATCCATTCGGAATATCTGTATATGCAAATTCAATTGATGTATTGAAATGCTTAGATAACAATTATGACGCATTAGATAATGAAGTTGTTTTATCAAGAAAAAGAATATTTGTTGCAGAAGATATGATGACTTATGATAATGGAACAGAACAATTAACTTTTGATCCAGCAGACGTCTCAATATATCGAATGCCAAAAGGATTTAACAACCAATCAATGATACAACAAAGTGATATGAATCCACGAATAGAGCAATATATTGGTGGTGTTGAGTTCCAGCTTAATATATTATCACAAAAAAGTGGATTTGGTGAAAATAGATATAGATTTGATGGAAATAATGTTCAAACAGCAACAGCTGTTATAAGTGAAAATTCTGACATGTATAGGACTATAAAAAAACATGAATTGCCACTTGAAACTAATATAAAAGATATTGTGCATTTTATTGCTTATGCAAGTAGTACTTTTAAAAATGAAAATATAGACGATAAGACAATAACAGTAGAGTTTGATGATTCTATCATTGAAGATAAAAATACAGAAAAAATGAATTATAGGTCAGAAGTAACTATGGGGTTAAGAAGTAAAAAATCATATATGACAGTTGCAAGAAACTTAAATGAAGAAGAAATTCAGGAAGAATTTGAACAGATGCGAATAGAAGCACAAAATCAAATGATAGAAGATGAAGAAACTAATATAACAGATTAGAGGTATAAATGCTATCCTTAAAAGATTATAAAGAAATAGAAAAAGACATATCTAAAATATATAGTCAATTAGAGCTTAAAATAATAGAAAATATAGCTTTGAGATTAACTAAAATCAATTTTGCAAAAGGTGTTGTATTAAATAATGTAAAAGTTTTACAACAAATGGGGCTTTTATATAATGATATTATTGAATTAGTAGGAAAATATAGTCATTTATCATCTGCTGAAGTGAAAAGATTATTTGAACAAGCTGGTGCTAAAACAATAGCTTATGATGATAAAATTTATAAGAAAAATGGAATAAAAGTAAACCCATTTAATCAAAGTCCAGCTTTAGTAAAATTTCTTGATACAATGATAACTAGAACTAATAAAGATTTGAGAAATTTAACTCTAACTACAGCTAATAACGCACAAGAATTATTTATAAATGCAGTAAATAATTCTTATTTAGAAGTTAGTACAGGTTATAAAAGTTATAGTCAGTCAATATTAGACGCTGTAAAACAATTATCAGAACAAGGTGCTTATGTTACATATAGTAAAAATGGTAAAACAAGAAAAGATAAAATAGAAGTAGCAACAAGACGTGCTGTAATGACATCAATAAGTCAAACTTGTGGAGAATTACAACTTAAAAGAGCGATCGAACTTGGTTGGGATTTAATGCAATTAACTGCACACAAAGATCCAAGACCAACACATGCAGTTTGGCAAGGAAAAAAAGTAAGCCTAAGTGGACAAAAAGGGTATTTGAGTTTAAAAGACATAAAATATGGTAAAATAGATGGATTTAAAGGAATAAATTGCTATCATGATTGGCTTCCAACTACTAAAAATTCTAAGTTATTGTACACTAATCAACAATTATCAGATATGTTAACTAAAGTTGATTATAATGGAAAAGAAATAACAGGTTATGAAGCAAAACAAATACGAAGAAGAAAAGAAAGACAAATAAGAGAAGATAAAAGAGAATTATCAGGCATACAAGGTATTTTAAAAAATAATAATTTGAGTAAGCAAGAAATTATTGATTTTAAAACAGCATATGGTAAAAAGTCTTTAATATACAATACACATAAAAACGAATTAAACAACTTTATAAAGCAAACAGAAGGAAATAATGATTATTTAAGATTAAATACTGGAAAAATAGAACGAAATGTAATGAATGAAAAAGATAAAGTTGTTAAAATAGCAGATAAATATAATACTTCTATTATAGGTATGAAAGTAAATAATATAGAAATAAAATCGGTTGGTGAACATATAATTTCAAGAACATATGCAAGAGATATCGATTATAATAATATATTAGATACATTGAATAATCCGATAAAATTTGGTAAAATCAGAAAAGATGGAAGTCAACAGATAAAAGGAAAAGAATGTGTAATAGTAATAAATGTAGATACAGGCAAATTAATAACTTCATTTGCTAAAAAAACTAAGAGTGAGGTGTAAAATATGAAAATATCAGATAAATTTACAAATGTTCAAAAGAATATTTTAGAAGATTTAAAAATAAATATAAATATAGATTTTAATAAAGATACTTTAGAAGAACTAGAAGAGAAGATTTATAATGCTATGATGGATAATTTAGACGAAAATCAAGATTATATGCCTAAAGCTATAGAAATAGAAAAAATACTTGATATAGTAGTAGAAATAGAAAACAATTTATAAATTAAATAAAAAAATATACTTTTAAAAGAGATTAGTAAAAAACTAGTCTCTTTTTTTATGCCAGTTTAGTTTAATTGGTAAAACAACAGTCTCCAAAACTGCAAGATAATAGTTCGAATCTATTAACTGGTGCCAACTCCAACATAAAGAGTATAAAGAATGGAATGAGTCCAACATAAAGACTTAAAAGAATGGAAAGGTCCAACTTAAAGACCTTAAAAAGAAGGGAGAGAATATGGAAGAAAATCAAGATAATGCTCCAAACAATGAGCAAAACAATAATCAAGATAATGCTCCAAACAATGAAACAAAGTTTACACAAGAGCAATTTAACGAAGCCTTAAGAAATGAAGTTGCAAGAAAAACTAAAGGATTTCCGAACAAAGAAGAATTGGAAGAATTTAGAAAATGGAAAGAAAAACAGCAACAAAATGATGAACAACAAGAAGATGAACAGCAAGATGAAGAAAAAAATAATAATGTTGAAGAGAATCAAGAAGTTGACTTAGAAAAACAAAATGCAATTAATGAAAACAAAGTTTTAAAAGCAGGTGTAAATACAGAGTTTTCAGAATTTGTTACTTATGAAGTATCAAAAATGAAAGGAGATTTTTCAAAAAATCTAACTAAATTTTTGAAAGATAATCCGAAATATTTAACAAGTAATGACAATACTAAATTTGTCAAAAAAGTGGGTTCTAGTTTGAATTTAGAAGGCAGTAAACCTACACAAACAACAAATCAAAAAATGAACGATTTAATACGTTCTGCAAGAGATTAGTAAAAACTAGTCTCTTTTTTATTACAAATTTTTAGGAGGAAAGAAATATGCCAGAAAATATGATTACAAGAAATAATGCAGAAGCATTAATTGAAGACCAAGTGTCTAGAGAAATAATTGAAGGAGTAGTAAGACAATCAAGAGCAATGCAAATGTTTAGAAGATTACCGAATATGACTTCTAATAGAACTAAAATGAGAGTTTTAGATTCATTACCGTTAGCTTATTGGCAAGGTTCTGATACAGCTAGAAAGAAATTAACAAAAATGGCTTGGGATAATAAATATATAGTAGCTGAAGAATTAGCTGTTATAGTTCCAATTCCAGAAGCTGTATTAGATGATGCAGACTATGATATTTGGGGAGAAGTAAGACCAAGATTAGAAGAAGCATTTGCAAAGAAATTTGATGGTGCTGTATTTACAGGAGATGATAAACCAACAGGATTTAGAGCTGACTTATTAACATCAGTATTAAATGCTGGTGCAAGTATAACTCAAGGAAGTACTTTATATAGTGCTATAAATGATGCTATGGTAAAAGTTGAAGAAAGTGGCTACAATGTAACTGGCGTTTTAGGTGGAGTTGACTTAAAAGGTAAATTTAGAATGATGTTAGATACATCAGGACAACCAATAAAAGGAACTGAAATAGATTCTTTATCTAAAGCTTATGTTGACAATGGCGCTTGGGATAAAACTAAAGCACAAATGATTGTTGGAGACTTTTCACAAGCTGTTTACTCAATCAGACAAGATATTACATATAAAATATTAACAGAAGCTGTTATTCAAGATCCAGCAACAGGAGAAATCTTATATAACTTAGCACAACAAGACATGGTAGCTTTAAGATGCGTTATGAGATTAGGTTGGGAAATACCAAATCCAATTAATGCTTTAAATCCAAATGAAGAAACAAGATTCCCATTTGCTTCTATATTACCAGAAACAGCACCTACAACAGTAAATGTAACATTTACTGTAAAAGATGGTGAAGGAGAATCAGCAAAAGCAATTGAAGGTGCAAAAGTTACTTATGGTGGACAAGTTAAGAAAACAAATTCAACAGGTAAAGTTGTATTTAAATCTAATAAAAACACATCTAATTTATACAGAGTAATACTTGACAATGGTACGCCAGTATTTGGAGAAGTAGAAGTCAAAACTACTGCTGAATCTGTAGATGTAGTTTTAAAATAGGAGAAATATATGTTGAAATATATTGATGAAATTTATTATTTAACAAATTATAGTTCAAATATGCCAAAAGATTTTAACAGGTTAAATATTGAAGCAAGTATCTATATTAAAAAAAGAACTTCTAATAGAATAGATATAAATAATATTCCAGAAGAAGTAAAATATGCTACTTGTGAGATTGTTAATTTAATAAATGAACAAGAAAGACTTATGTTTGAAATAGGAAATCTAAAATCTCAAAACAGAGATGGTATTTCTGAAACTTATATGACACCTGATGATATAAAAAATGATTATGAAGATAAAAAGCTTGCTGTTTTGTCAAATTACTTAAGTAATGTAATAGGTAAAGACGGCAATCTTTTACTTTATTTAGGAGCGTGCTAAAAATGAATTTAAAGTATTTTGATAAAAGAATAACATTATTTCATTATGATGGTAAAAAATACTCTAGAAATCCATTTTGGAACGTTTCATTAGTAGAAAAAGAAAGTATAGAAATATCAGCAGAAGGAGAAAAAAACACAAGTGAAATTCTTGTTAGAATACCAGTTGTCAATAGTAAAATTCCAATTATAAATAAGGGTGATTATATTGTAATTGGTATAGTTAAGGAAGAATTTGAACTTAAGAAATTTTTGAAAAAATATAGAACTTATAAAGTTACAAGCTTGACAGATAATTCAAGTGGTGGACTTGCTCATATAAAAATTAAAGGTGAAAGATAATGTCATATATAGATACTAAAGCTGTAAAAAAACGTTTAGGTTTTGGTGTAAATAGTGAAGTTCAAAGATTATTTACAAATGAATGTGCAAGAGAAATGAATGAATTTGTTCCAAAAGATATTGGAATGTTAAGAATGTTAATTGATATAGGATATGATTATATAGAATATCAAAGCCCATATGCACATTACCAATATATCGGTGAATTATATGTTGACCCAATAACTCAAAAAGGAGCATTTTTTAGTCCTGACTATGGATTTTGGTCAAGGCCAAATACTGAAAAAATACCTAGTGGAATACCATTAAATTATCATACAGCTGGAACAGGAAATTATTGGGATAAAAGAATGTGGACAGCTAAAGGAGAAGAAATAATAAAAACTATTGAAAAAGAAATGAAAGGTTAAATTATGGAAGAAAACGAGTATCAAGAATATATAGTTTCAAAATTAAGAAAATATGTATTAGATGTATTAAAAGATGTAATTAAAGATTTGAATGTAAGTTATCTAGACAGTGAAATAGAAAGTTATTCTTTAAAACGTATGCCAGTTACTCCAGTTATTGAGCAATGGATAATTCCAATTTGTAAAAAAAGAGAAGTTTATAATTTTATAAGTAGAAAAGTTTTTAGTAATGATTTAAAAGAAAATCTGTTAAATATAGGATTTTTTGAAAATTTTGAAAAGAAAATTAAGCAGAACAATAAAAACAAGATTTTGCCAGATATAAAAAATATAGAAAAAATAGAGTGTTTAAATCCTGGTACTATTCAAAATGTCACAGCAGAAACCTCTGTTTTTTCTATTCAAATACAAATTACATATAGAGAGGAGAGCTAGAATGCCGAAAATATTAGCTAAAGATGATTTTACCTTAAAAGGTAAATTTTATTTTAAAGATAAAGAAGTGCCACTTGATGATATAGATTTAAATATATTATTAAAATTAAATGAAAATGGCTTTATAAAAAGTTTATCTACACAAGAATTACTTGAACTAGAAAATTATTATAAAATTGAAACAAAAGAAAAAAATAAAGAAAATAAAAATAATATTTTAGAATAGGAGAATAAAATGAATATTGCAGAAATTATAGAAGATTTAAAATTAGAAAAATTAGATAGACATTATACTGCTACATACATTGATATAACTCCAAATGCTGAAAATCCAACATGGGCTTTATTAGGTATTGGTGTTACAGATTTATCTATGGAATATAACCCTAATAAATCAAGTGAAAAATGGATAATTTATGCCAATACTAACAAAGAAACAGATTCATATGATGTTAGTACATCGATATCACAATCATGTTATAAAGGTGACCCAGCATTTGAATTTTTAAACAAAATAAGAAGAGGATTTGAAACTGGTTCAAAATGTAAAACTCACGTGTTAAATGTTGACACATGGGATGCAGTAGGAGAAGGTGTTTCAAAATCATATAAGAGCGATTATCATGACGCAAACATTGCAATTACAAAATGGCTTGGCGAAAATATGACACTCGAATATGATTTGGATTATAATGGAAATCCAATTTTAGGAAATACAACATATTCAAATGGTACACCAATATTTACAAAAAGTGCAGATGAATTGTTGTAAAATGTAAAAATATAGTATATAATGTCTTCAAATTTAATTTTGGAGGTTTTATATGGAAGAAGAAACAAAGAAAAGTGGTTTTGGAACAACAAGTTTAGTATTAGGAATTATTGGAGTATGTACATCATTTTTACCAATAATAAATAATCTATCTTTTGTTTTAGGACTAATAGGAGCAATATTTGGTATAATTTGCTTAATTAAAAAGGCAAGTAAAGGAAAAGCAATTGCTGGTGTTATACTATGTATATTAGCAATAGTTATAACAATTAATTCACAACAAGCATTATCAGAATCATTAGATGCAGTAAGTAAAGATTTAGATAAATCTTTAGGAAATAGTACAGAAGAAATTTTGCAAAATGATGCAGATGTAGTGATAGGAGAATTTAATGCTAAAAAGGGAAGTTATGGACTTAATGAAACAAAATTACCAGTTACAGTAACTAACAAAACTCAAGAAACCAAAAGTTTTAGTATTCAAATAGAAGCTGTAAATACAGATGGAACAAGAATAACAACAGACTATGTATATGCAAATAACTTAACTGCTGGACAAAGTCAAACTTTTGATATATTTACATATGTTGCAGATGAAAACTTTAATGCTATGAAAAATGCAACTTTTAATATTGTAGAAGTATCAATGTATTAATAATACACAAAATTAAGCACTCAAACGAGTGCTTTTTTGTTACCAAAATGTAATATAAAAAGTATTGACTTATTGGAACTCGAAATATATAATCACATTGTGGAACTCGAAAAGTGAGGTGATTAATATATGAGTCCAAAAACAGGAAGACCTAAAGTAAATAACCCAAAAGAATTTGATGTAAAAGTTAGATTTGATAAAGAAACACATGATAAAATCTTAAAATATAGTGAAGATAACAATATAACTAAAGCAGATACAATTAGAAAAGGTGTTGATTTATTATTAGGAAATAAAAAATAAAAGATATGCCCATGGATTATATCTTGGCGGATATATGGACACATCTTTCGACTAGAGATTAACTCTATCTATGAAATATTATATCATAAATAGAGAAATCTCGCAAGAATTTTAAAAATTTAAGGAGGTTTCTTTTTTATGCAAGAAATAAGCAAAGAAAATTTTAAAAAATTAAATAAAAAAATAGGAAAACAAGAAAATAATCAAATATTTTCAAAAAATGATTTAAACTCGTTACTAATTTTAAGAATACATGAAAATGAAAAGCAATTTACAAGTGAAGAAATAAACAAAGTAGTAGATAATTTAGAATTATTTTCAAAAATATATCAACTTGGATTGGCCGATTGTACAGAAATCTTTAAAAGAAAAGAGGTACAATGCAATGATTAAAAAATAGAATACTTAATACAAGCTACAATAATTGTAGGTACATTAACAGGAATAATACCAACATTAGTTTGTGCAGTAATATTTAATATTTTAGGAATATAAAAGGAGATAATATTTATGAAAGAATTAATGATATTTAATAATGAAGAATTTGGAAAAATTAGGACAACATCTGAAGGGGGATAAACCATATTTATGTTTGTCTGATTTATGTAAAATATTGGAAATAAAAAATACAAGTGATTGCAAATCAAGACTAAATCCAAAGGGTATAGTTATTGTCGATACCCTTACAAAAGGTGGAAAACAACCTATGATTTATATAGATGAAAACAATCTATATAAAGTAATTTTTCAAAGTAGAAAACCAGAAGCTGAAAAATTTACAGAATGGGTAACAAGTGAAGTATTACCAAGTATAAGAAAAAATGGAGGCTACTTAGTAGGTCAAGAAGAAATGACAGAAGATGAAATAATGGCAAAAGCTTTACTATATGCAAACAATAAAATAAATGATTTAAAAGCAAAAAATGAAAGATTAGAAGTACAAAATTCACAACTATTAGTATCAAACGAAACTATGAAACCAAAAGCAGATTATTTTGATGATTTAGTAGATAAAAATTTACTGACAGGAATAAGAGAAACAGCAAAAGAACTAAAAGTTAAAGAAAAAGCATTTGTAAAGTTTTTACTAGAAAGAAAATATTTGTATAGAGACAAAAAAGGAAAATTACAACCAAATGCAACAAAAAATCAAGGATTATTTGAAATTAAAGAGTTCAAAAATGATAAAACTAATTTTTGTGGAACACAATTATTTGTAACACCAAAAGGAAGAGAAACATTTAGATTATTATATATATAATTAAATATTAAAGACAGTCTAAAGGCTGTCTTTTTTTTTATGGGAGGAATTATGGAAAGAGTTAATATGCAAATAGAAAAAAATAATATTTTACAAGTTGGAATATTAGACGAAAACGGTAAAGATACAGGAGAATATCTTGAATTTGACGTTGAAGATATTGAATTACCTTTAAGACTAAATCGTTCATCAAGTATGCACAAAGATAATGTTAGAAAATTGCAATCTTCATTAATAATTATAGATAAGAAAAAAGATTTTACTAAAAAGGGACAAATACTAAGTAATAATGAAAAAGAAAAAATAAAAGCAATTAAACAATTTTATATTGATGAAGAAAAAGCTTTAGATTTATTTCTAGGAGAAGGAGCAACAAAAAAACTTTTAAATGGAAGAAATCCTTATTACTCTATGTATGAAGAATTTAACAAACTATTAGAACCAATACTTCCTAAACTAAAATGCAATATTGATAATTTGAGTAAAAAAATAAAAGATAAATATAAAATAGTTGAAAGTGATGTGATAACTAGTGATTAATTATCCAACAAAAGCCCAGATAGAGGATAGAATATATCCAATAAATACTGATTTTAAAGTGGCTTTAGAATGTGAAAGAATAGTTAAAGATAATTCTATTTCAAATGAAGAAAAATCATTGGCAATTATTTATAAGTTATTTGGAGATAAAGGACTAGATAACTCAAAAGACTGGGAAAAATTATCCAAAATAGCTGTAAAGTTCTTAAGTTGTGGAAATGATTTAGAAAACAAAAATAATAAAGAACCTGACATGGATTTTATACAAGATGAAAAATATATAAAAGCTAGCTTTATGTCAGATTATAACATTGATTTAAGTAAAATCTCACTACATTGGTGGGATTTTTTTAATTTACTAAATGGTTTATCAGAAAAATGTATTCTAGGTCGAGTTAGATTTATTAGAAATTATGATATTTCAGAAATAAAAGACTCAAAAGAAAAGAAGAAATGGCAAGAACAAAAAGAATTAGTTGCATTGAAAAAGCCTAAAAAACAATTAAGTGAGCAGGAAAAAGAAAATGTTTCAACATTTTTAAAACTTGCTGGACTAGATAAGGAGGCATGATGGACGGTTGGATAAGAGTTGGTACTAAAGTTGATGACAAAGGAATTGATGATGGTATCAAAGAAATTCAAAAGAAAATAAATGTTGCAGAACAGCAAAAACTAGTAGTTGAAACTGATATGAAAAATACTAAACAAGAGTTAACAAAAGTTAATTCATATATAGATGATACCCAAGCTAAGCTTGAAAGCTTAAAATCAACGTTTTCCACAGTTGAATTAAATGGAACAATGACTCCTGAGCAGTACATAAATAGACAAAATTATGAAGCTTTACTTCCAAGTCTTGAAAAAGCAGAAAAAGAACAAGCAAAAATAAGTAGTCAATTACAAAAGCAACAAATTCAATATCAAAGAATAAATTCTCAAATTTCAACTTATAAAGACAAAATTACACAAATAGATCTAAGAAATCAAGAAAAACAAATTAAAAGTATTAATACTACAATAGGTGGAGCCGTAAAGAAAATAGCGCGTTGGTCATTGGCGTTAGTTGGAATAAGGTCAGCTTATGCTGGAATTAGAAGTTTAGTTAATCAAGTATCACAATATAATGAGCAAGTTTCAACTGATTTGCAATATATGGGATTTGCACTCGCTAAAACATTTGAACCATTTGTGAAATGGATAATAAACGCATTATATAAAATTTTAGGACTAGTTAATCAATTATTTGTAGTGTTATTTGGTATAAATTTATTTAAAAAATCAGGAGTTTCAGCATTTCAAAAGGCAATGAGCGAATCGGCAAAAAGTGCTAAAGAAACAAAAAATAGTTTAGCTTCTTTTGATGAAATGAATATTTTACAAGACAATTCGCAAAAAGATAGTGGTACAGGTGTAGGTGGTGGAGTGGGAACACCAAGTTTTGATTTATCACAAATGCAAGGAGAACCTCCACAATGGATGCAGTGGATAAAAGATAATTTACCTTTAATTGCAGGAGTTATTGCAGGAATAGTTGCAGGAGTTATTGCTTTAAGATTAGGATTAGAAGGTATTGAATCTCTTGGTATAGCAGTTTTTATAGGAGCAATAGTAAAACTGATTTTAGATATAATTGAATTTTTAAAAGACCCTTCATGGGAAAATTTTATAAAAATTGTAGGCGATATAGGAATAGCAATTTTAGGGTTAGGTATGATTTTTAAAAATTGGAAATTAGGAGTATTAGGAATAATTATAGCATTAGTTGCTTTTATAATTACACATTGGGATGAAATAAAAGTATATCTTTCAAAATTCTGGGATTGGCTTATTAATTTGATGAGTTCTATACAAAATTTTCTTGTAAATATAATAGTTGCTATTTTTAATTTTGTAATAAGCATATTTAATAAAATTCAAGATGTAATTGTGTTTTTTATTAAATATATCCTTGAAATTTTTAAAGGGTTATTTAAGGGAGTACGTACTATGTTAGATGGACTATTCACAGGATTTAAACAAATATTTAATGGTATTATGATGATTGCTAGAGGCGATTTTAAAAATGGTTTTATTTCTATATTTAAAGGAATTGGAAACATTGTTATAGGCATAATGAATGGGGTAATTGACGGAATTAATGGAGTACTGTATCCATTAAGAGCTTTGATTTCAGCAGCTAGCAGTATAACAGGTGCTAACTGGTCGATAGAACAAGTTTCAATTCCTCATATACCTTTAATGATGGCAAAAGGGGGAATATTAACAAAACCTACACCAGTAATTGCAGGAGAAGCAGGAAAAGAAGCTTTTTTACCTTTGGAAAATAATACAGAATGGATGGACATACTAGCAAACAGAATAGCAAGTGTTATAGGTGGTGGTAATAGACCTATAAACATAATTTTAAATGGACGAACTATACAAAGACAATTATTAAGAATGCAAGAAGATGATGAATTTGTAAGAAATACATAAAAGAGGTGATAACATGTTTATAAATAAAGATAGTGTAAAACTAGATGGAATATCTATGGGACAATACTTGACAGGGGTTAAATATGGGTATCACAAACTCTGGTCAAGCGATAGTGGTAGAACACTAAGCGGAAAGCAAACAGGAACTCTAAAAGGTATTTTTCCAAAGATAACTTTAACTTTTAGAAAATTACATAGTGATGAATTACATATGTTAACCCCTCATTTTGATTCAGCAAGACAAATTGTTGAATATGTAGACGCTAACAAAAATACACCATATTCTATGGAAACATATTCGGGAGATTATGAAGTAGATTATAAAATGTTAGAAAAAGCCGAGCGGATTTAGCTTGGCTTTTATTAGTGTTGACAGGAGGAAGTAATGAAAAAAATTCCAAATAATTTTTTACAAGAATTAACAAAGAATGGTCGACAAATAGACGCTATTATAACATATCAAGAAAATGGAAATACAGTTACATTAGATAGTGACGAAATAATAGCAATAAAACCTATGAAAAAAACTCAACTCCTAAAGTCATTAATGAAAGAATGTGATATCGAAACAGCAAATCCAATACCAAAAGATACACAAATAAACATAAAAATAGGACTTTTAATTAATCATGAATATAAATACATTAATTTAGGAAATTTTATCATATATAACGAACCTGAATACAATGCAGACACATTAAGTTATACAATGAAAGCATACGATAAAATGCTATATTCTATGGTTGATTATAAAGATATGGAAGTAACATATCCAATAAGTGTTAGAGATTTTATAAATAAAATTTGTCAAAAAATAGGATTAATTTTTAAAAATGCAAATGATGAATTTGCAAATTATGACAAAATGATTTTAGTAGATTCTTATACAGGATATGATTATAAAGTTAGAGATGTACTTGACGAATTAGCACAAGTTACAGCTTCAATAATCTGTATAAATGATGAAACAGATGAGTTAGAAATAAGATATCCAAATCAAACAAATTTGACTTTAAACGAAGACTATTTAAAAGATGTAAATGTTGAAATAAAAGAAAAATTTGGTCCAATAAATACAATAACATTAAGTAGAGGAGCAGAGGCTGACAATGTTTATTTAGATGATTTGTCAAGTGTTATTGCTAATGGAGTTTGCGAAATAAAAATAAAAGATAATCAAATAATGAATTTTAATGATAGAAGTGATTACTTGCCTGATATTTTAAACAAATTAAAAGGTTTAGAATACTACATTATAGATATTGAATCAACTGGAATTATGATTTTAGATATTTATGACTTATTCAAATTTAGCATTTGGGAAGAAGAATATAATTGTCTTTTGTTAAATGATGAACTAAATATTCAAGACGGAATATCCGAAATCATTTATAACGAAATTCCAGAAGAAACAGAAACAGACTATTCAAAAGCAGATAAAACAGATAGAAAGATAAATCAAGTTTATATAATTGCAGATAAAGCTAATAAAAAAATAGAATCAGTAGTAAGTGAAATAGGAGATAGGACAGATAAAAAAACAACAATAACACAAGATATAGATACTATAAACAGTGTAATTCAAAATACAGTAGATATAACAAGAGAAGTAACAGGAACAGAGCTAGTTTTAGAAAACTGTATGGAAGGAGATTTATTAGAATGGCATATCTATGGTAACAATACAGTTTTCGATTATTTATTGCCTTCTGATAGTTTGTTTCCTTCTGATACTTTATTTCCTAGAGGGGATAGCAGAATAAAAATAACAAGGCAGATAGAAGATGAGGAAGGAAATATAACAGAAGTATCTGAAATAATTGACCTTGGAATAAAAGAAGTTTTGAGACAAAAAGAAGAAGTCTACGACGAATACGTGCTTTTAAACAATAAGGCTAAAATAATCAGAAGAATAGGCGTACTTGACAATGGAGAATTGTATATACTTCCAAGAGAGCAAATTCAAGAATTAGGTGACTTTTCAATTCATTTAAACAAAGGTACTAACAAGATTGAAATAATGAATTATGTAGCAAATATGATGGCAGATTTTGTTATTATAAATGAATTTACTAGCAAGTTTGCTACAACAGTAGAACTTTATTCTGCAATAACTCAACTTGCAAATGCTATAAGATTGGAAGTTAAGCAAAAAGTAGGAAATGATGAAATTATTGCAAGGATTAATATGGCTATTCTAGGAAAAGATGATACAGATGTGCCTGAAGATATAGAAAAATCTATTATAGAAATTTTGGCTAATAAAATAGCTATAAAAAGTGATAGTTTTGAATTAACTAAAAATGGTGTAATAAAAGCACTTGCAGGAATTATAGCAGGCTTGACAATGACAACTCAAGAAAATGGCTCATATCTTTACAAAAATTATACAGCTAATGGAAGAACATATCAAAGCGGTTTTTTTATTCCAAAAGTAGGAACTGGTCAAGAAGCTTTTATTTACGCAGGGGTTGATATAACAGATGGAGGTGGATATCTTACAGATGGACATACAGTAATAACTCATGATGGTAAGATATATCTGAAAACGACAAGTGGTTCTAGTGACAACAAGAATGACTTGTCAGGTGGATATATTAAAATCACTGATAGTACAGCAGATGTCGAAACTGTTATTGGCTCTTCTTTGATTGATACTTATTATGTTATAGCAGGAAATGGTGGGACAAAAGGATATTGTATGCATGGACAAAAAATGGATCATGATTATGTTTGCGATTGGAGTGGTGCATGGTTTACTTTCGCTGTTGATGGTGAAATAGTAGCACATGCAACAACACGTTCTTCTGATAGAAGAATAAAAAGTGAAATAGAAGATATACCAAAAGAAATGATACAACTAATTGATTCTATTGAATTGAAAAAATTCAAAATTAAAAATAGAGAAAAAATATACTTTGGAATAATTGCTCAAGATTTATTAAGAGAAGCTCGAAAACTAAAAATAAAAAATATTTTTGATTATCAGATTATTGACAAGCAAAAAATGTATGCTGATGATGAAAAGCTATATTATTTAATTGATTACGAGCAATTTTTAATATTAAAGTCAAAATATTTTGAAAATAAATTTAAAAGACAAGAAAAAACAATAGATTTTCTAGTTAATAAATTAAATTGTCAAGATGAATTGAATGAATATATGAAAGGAGAAAAAGTATGAGTTTAAAACAATGGTTTACAAAGATTACTTTAAAAAATGGACAACTTCCTGCAATAAATGATGATACTTTAAATAATATTCAAAACAATATAAATGACGGAATAGATACTATTATTAACAATATATTTCCTGTTGGAAAAGTAGAAATATTTTTTGATAATGCTGATTATTCAAATTATATGGGTTTTACATGGGAAAAAGTTGCAGAAGGTAAAATGCTTGTAGGTGTTGGAACTGGAACAGATAAAAACAGTGTAAGTAAAACATTTTCAGTTGGAAATAATACAGGAGAGTATGAACATACTCAGACAAAAGATGAAGTAGGTACTCACAATCATATGGAATCAGATAATACTGCTTTACTTTATCACTCAGGCATAAATAAAAATGTAGGAACGGGAGATACAAGTATAGGACGTGTTGAGGAAAACAAAACTAATTCAAGTTCTTTCAATGATTCAGGTATATATACTCATAATAACACACGAAGTTCTGGAGTATCTTCAACAAAAGCTATGAATATAACAAATCCTACATATGGTGTTTATATATGGAAAAGAATATCTTAAAAGGAGAAAAATATGAATATATACATATTATCTAACAGAGACATAGTAAATCAAAACGATTTAGCTGGAATAAATGGAGAGAACAATGCAGAAATAATGTATTTTCATTTTCCAGAGCAAATTGTTGGGATAGATATGTCTACTATAACAAAATGGATTCAATTTAAAAATGAAGAATTAGATTTGTTACAAATGATAGAAAATGACCAATATTCTTTAACAGACTTGATAACTCAATATGAAAGTGTTAATTATCAAGTTTTATTAAAATATGAAGAAACAGTTTTATGGAAATCTAAAATATCAGAGCTTAATTTTGATGAAAGTCTTGATATAAGTACAACAATAACAATAGATGATTTATCAGTATTAAATCAATTAAAACTACAATATGAAGAATTACTAAAGCAAGGAAACACTGATATTGACAATCTAATTAAAAAAATTGAAAACTTAGAAAAAGAAATTAATCAAACTGAAGGGTTAAGAGTTAAATCAGAAGAAAGTAGAATAATAGCAGAAAATAAAAGAGTACAAGCTGAAAAAGAAAGAAATCAAGTACTTACAGACTTAGTAAAAGAAGTAAATGATACAATTCTAAGACTAGCTCATTCAGTAGAAGAATATAATCAAAATGCAGAGACTCAATTAGGCATACTAGAAAGTAAAGCAAATGGTGGTGTATCAGATATTAATTCTGCCCAAAATTCTGCACTAGCTTCTATTTCAAATGCAGAAAGTACAGCTTTAGAAAATATAGGTAATGAAAAAAATAATGTTATTGAGGCAATAGGGAATGAAGTTGACCAAAGAGTTACTGAATTTGATTCTCATGTAGAAGAAAAGACTAATACTTTTGATACAAATGCAACAAATAAAACTGATGATTTTAATGATAACTATAATAATAAATTAGATAGCTTTAATACTAATGTTCAAGAAAAAATAGATGAGCTTAATTCAGAAGAAACTATTGATAGAATTTCAAAATTAGAAACAGAAAATTCTTATCAAAATAAAATAATTGATGGAGTAATAAATAGCAATGATACAGAAATCGTTGAAGGAGATAATATAACAATAGATGATTGTTTAAATGTTCCGATAAAAGATTTTAAAATTTATGGAAATGAATCAAAACAAGAAATTTTACATATTAACTCAAATTTATTTGACGAAAATAATACAACAAAAGGCATTGCAATTAATTCAAATGGGATAGAAATAACATTAAGTACTTTTAGAATAAGTGAATTTATTAGAGTCAAGTATTTAATAACTTACGTTTTATCATTTATAGCTCAAAGTGGAGAAAGTCAGACTATTAGAGTTCATTTTTATGATGAAAATAAAAATTGGTTATCACAAGTATCCATTGTAAGTAGTAAACAGACAGAAAGAGTTTCTTTTAATTTTGAACCACCTCAAAATTGTAAATATATAAGAGTTTCAATATATAATGGATTTTTAGATGTGATGGTATCTGAAGGTTCAAAAAATATACAATTTGTAGAACACCAATCAGAAATAATTAATTTAACTAATTTACCAAATGCTGAAAATTATTATATATATTATGACAAAATTTTATATAAATATTTTATACATAATATAGAAATATTAACTGATACGGAAATCACAGATACAGTTTTGATTGAACAATTAGATAAGTTAAGAACAATGTTTTTATATAAAGGAACAAATCACTTTATTGTGACTGCCGAGAATGGACAACCAGCTAATTTAAAAATAGAAGTATATAAAGATAGTATAAAGATAATGAAAGAGCAAATAAAAGAAATATTATCTAATGCGAATAGTACAACTAAGGTAGTGCAAGAAGATGAAGAAGAATTTATTTTATAAGGAATAATTATGGAAAATATAACAATAGGTCAAATAATTCAAGTAATAGGAAGTATAACAGCAATAGCTGTTTTTTTTATTGCCATTTATAAGTGGTACAAAAAAGCAATAACTGATGAGTTTACGCAAATTAATTATGAAATTAATAAATTAAAAAATGAAATGGAAGACAGCAAGCAAGAAAGAACAGTCCTTTTACAAGGACTTCTTGCTTGTTTAAAAGGCTTACAAGAACAAGGTTGTAATGGTGCTGTAAAAAAAGGAATTGAAGATATTGAAGAATATCTAATAAAGAAAATACATTAATAAAAGGAGGAATTTAATATGGAATTAAGTTATATTATAGGAATTGTAACAATAATTGTTACTTATATTTTAGGAGAATTAGCAAAAAAATACGAGTTTATTAATAAAAATAAAATCCCACTTCAAAATTTAATAGTGGGATTTTTAGCTTTTGGTATTAATTACTTGATAACAAAAGATGTTAATGTAGCATTGATTTTCTCAGGCTTAACTGCTGGAGGAATTTATGATTTAAAAAACAATTTACTTAAATTAAAGAAAGGAGAATAATTATGAATTTTGATGAATTTGTAAAAAAATATAATGGACAAGCTATCGATTATGATGGTGGGTTTGGTGTTCAATGTGTAGACTTAATTAAATTATATGCTGAAAAAGTGCTAGGTTTGAAATTTGGAGCTTTTGGCAATGCACACGCATATTATGACAATTTTGAAAACATAAAAATGTTAAAAGACAATTTCATAAAGATAAAAAATACACCAGATTTTGTGCCACAAAAAGGTGATATTATTATTTGGAATACTAGAAGAGGAAATGGAGCAGGACATATTGCATTATGTAATGGTATAGGAACAAAGAATTACTTTTGCTCTTATGATATGAACTGGAATGGAGTTAAAGCAATGCAATTAATTAAACATACATATTCTAATGTTTTGGGAGTTATAAGATTTAAAAATCAAAATTTAAATACACTAAAAAATGGAGATATTGTAGAAGTAGATTTAAAAGTAGGTATATGTTCACAAAGTGGAGATTTCACACAATGCGATAATTTCGTATTAAGAGATGATAGACGTCAATTTTGGGTACACAAATCAGTTATAAAAGATGACAGATTAATTGCTAGAGCAACAGTTTGTAATGTAGATGATGAAGATATATTAGTACAAGTATTTGAAGGAACTGATGGCAGACAATTTTGGGTTCCTGAAAATTCAATAAAGAAATTATAGTTATAAGTCTAATCTTGAAAAAGGAGATTAGATATGGAGAAATTAAATAAAGAACAAAGAAAATTTGTAAGGGAAGTATTAAGCTTTCCTAGTAAAGAAATGATAGAAAAGGCTTTAGAGTATGTTAATTTAACAAGTCAACAAAAAGAAGTAATAGATATATTAGAATTTCAAAATAAAACAGAAATGGAAGCATGTGATATTTTACCTTATGATATACGAACAATTCAACGTGAGAAAAAAGTCGCTTTTGAGAAAATGTTTGATGTTTGGTCAAAAAATTATTTAGTTTCAATGATGATAAAGAGGGCATAAGCCCTCTTTTTTTTTATGTCTAAAAATAGTCGGTTTTCTGCCGGCGAGAAAATCCACAAAACACTTTAAAATTAAAGTATAGAGAGGACAAAGTGAATTGAATTTATAAGGAGAACCCTATTAAGAAATAAGCTTAATTCACTTTCTCTAATTAATTTAGGAGGTAATTATGAACAATTTTTATGGAATGCCACAACAAATGCAAGGATATGGAAATCAATATTATCAAAATCAAGTTCAACCAAGACAAATTGAACAATTTCCACAATATGGACAACCTCAGCAAACTGTTTATAACAAACCAGTTGTAAGTTTACAAGGTAAATTGGCAGAAAGCATTGATGTCATTAAAGCTACTGAAATTTCACTAGATGGAACTGTAAATTTCTTTCCATTAATAGATGGAAGTGCAATTTTTACAAAACAACTTCAACCAGATGGAACTACAAAAATGGTAATGTACAAACCTGTTGAACAAGAACAACCTAAAATGCCAGAATATATAACTTCTGAGCAATTAACAGAAGCAATTAAAGGTCTTGAAATTAAAGATTATTCTGAAGAAATAAAAGTATTAAGTAAAAAGATAGAAGAATTAACAAAAAAAGTTGAAAAAGGAAAGGAGAAATAGTTATGGATCCATTTCAAGCTTTAAAAATGTTTATGGGAAAAGGTGGAAGACCTGAGCAATTTATTGCCAACATGATTTCAAGTGGTGTAGGTAATCCAATGCTTGGAAATTTAATTAAAATGGCAAACTCTGGAAATACAGGTTCAGTAGAAACTTTCGCTAGAAATATATGCAAAGAAAGAGGTATTGATTTTGACAAAGAATATGCCACTTTTATGAACAAACTTAGATAGTAATTTTTTTACTATATATAAATTTTAAAAAAGGAGGAAAGAGTTATGAATTATGGAGAAGGAGGATTATCAGCATCTGAGGTTGCGTTATTAACAGATAGAAATGGTAATAACGGAAATGGATTTGGAAATGGTGATGGTGCTTGGTTTATTATCTTGTTCTTACTTTTCGGATTAGGCGGATTTGGAAACGGATTTGGCTTTGGCGGAAATAGACAAGGAGGTGCTGGAGTTATGGATGGATATGTTTTAACAAGTGATTTTGCTAATTTAGAAAGAAAACTTGATGGAATTAACAACGGTATCTGTGATAGTACATTTGCATTAAATAATACTATGACAACAGGATTTGCTGGTGTTCAACAAACAATGTGCCAAGGATTTAATGGTGTAAATACAGCTATATTACAAAGTGCTAATTCAACAGAAAGAGGATTCTGTAATTTATCAGCTCAACTAGCTGAGTGTTGCTGTGGAATCAAATCTGAAATAGCTGGAGTTAACTATAATATGGCTATGAATACTAATGCTTTACAACAAACATTGTGTAATACAACTAGAGATATTATAGAAAATCAAAATGCAAATTATAGAGCAATTCATGATGAACTAATTGCTAATAAATTAGAAGCTAAAAATGAAAGAATTGCAGAGCAACAAGCTCAAATTAATGCATTACAATTAAAAGCAAGTCAGGAAGCACAAAATGCATATTTAACCGATAAATTAAATCCTAATAAATGTCCAAGTGCTGCTTACATAGTACCAAATCCAAATTGTTGCTATAACTACACAGTAAGTCAAAATACTTGTGGTTGCAACTGCGGAAATTATTAATTAAATAATTTTTCCACAAATATGTGTGATTTTATGGGATAGTATCACACTATCCCTATTTTTATTAAAGAAGGAGGAAAGAAAATGTCAGATTGCATAAAAAATTGTAGATTATGTAACAAAATGATTTTATCACAATCTATTGCTTTTACAGGTGGAAATCTTGTAGTAGATTTACCAGCAAACTCATATGGAAATTGTCAAAAATATTGTATTGTATTTGCTCAAACAATTCCAGATACAGCTACAATTAATGCACCAGTAGTATTTACAATAAATGGTGGAGCAACTCAATATCCATTTGTAAATCAAGACTGTACTCCAATTTATGCTTCACAAGTTAGAAGTAGAAGGCTTTACTCAACAAGAGTAAATACAGCTGTTAATACAGGTGTATTTAAATATATAGGAAAGTGTTGTTTACCAAGCAATGCAACAACTGTTGCTAATAGCATACCAGTAGAAACAACACCAACTCCAACTACAAGATAGTGAGGTGTAATTATGGAAGAAAAAGAAATGGAAGGAAAATTTAAAGAGTTAGAAAATCAAATTAATGAAAAAATTTGCAATGTATTAGATGTTGGTATTCAAAATAACAATATTGATATATTGGGAAAACTTATTGATATTCATAAAGATTTAGCTAACGAAAAATATTGGAAAAAAAAGGAGGAAATGTATAATGAGAAGATACGGAAATTATCATGGTGGATATGAAGAAGATTACGATATGGGAAACTATAGTAGAAGAGGAGTACCAGGTACTGGAAGAGGACGTAGTTATTCAAGACGTGGTGTACCAGGAACAGGACGTAGATATCGTGGTGAAGAAATGTTAGAAGAAGCTATGGATAGATATGAAGAATATTCTGAAGGTAGAGAAGAAGCTATGTCAGGAAACTATGGAGCTCAGCAAGACTCAATTAAAGCTCTTGATTATATGTTAAAAAGTGTTGTTGAATTTATTGAAATGCTAAAAAGAGATGCAAGCTCACAAGAAGAAATTGATTTAATTCAAAAATATTCTAGAAAAATAAGCGAGATGTAACATGTGGAAATATTACAATGCAAATCCAGAACACAACAATGTAAATGATTGCGTAGTAAGAGCTATTAGTAAAGCGGAAGGTAAAAGCTGGGATAAAACTTATCAAGAACTTAGTAAAATAGCACAATATGAAGGTATTTTATTAGATGATGTAGATTTTGTTGAAGAATATCTTGATAAAAGATACAAGCGTCAATGTCATTATGCTAAAAGTGTAGGTGAGTTTTCAGAAGAATATTCAAAAGGAGTATTTTTAATTACAATGCAAGGACATATAACAGTCTTAATAGATGGAGTTATATATGATACTTTTGATTGTAGACCACGCAGAATGTGGTGCGCATGGAAAGTAAAGCCGTAGAAATACGGCTAAATGGTGGTGTAGCCAAGTGGTAAGGCAGAAGTCTGCAAAACTTTAATCACTAGTTCAATTCTAGTCACCACCTCCAAATTATAAAAGAGTAGATTAAATCTACTCTTTTACTTTTAAATCCATCTAATAACATTAATATATGTACCTAAAACTTTAAATCCTGCTAATGAATCTAAAACGAAATCCTGTCCAATTCCATTTAAAGTTTTTAATACAATTTTATTATTTTCACAAGAATATTCTCGTATAAAAGCTTTAGTTCCGTTAGTGTATACTGCTTTTTCTCCTTCTCGAGGATACCTATTTGCCAATACTATTATGTCTCCATTAACAAAAGAAGGAATAAAATTATTAGTAGTAATTTTTATTGCTAAATAAGCTTCATCAAAAACAGTTTCAACTCTTTCAATTGCACAAGAATTATAATCAAAACCATCTTCAACATGCCCATCTGGTACTAAACATGTAACAGTATGTCTTTTATCTAGTTTTGTTCTAAGTTTTCTTGTATAATCTGCTTCAAAACGAGTGATATTTAGTGAAACACCTCTACCATGCCTGCCACAAGCAAGATGTTCTTCAACTAATTCTAATAAAGTATTTCTGTAATCGTCTTCGCAATTTTGATAAAGTTTAATCCAATCCATTTCTCTTTTATCTCTTTTAGTAAGTCCAGTTAAATAGTCCATTGTTATGTCTAAAGAACGACATATAGATGTAAGAGTTTCAATACGTGGATTTTTACTTTTTTCATAGTAGAGGTTTCTTAATGTTTCATAAGGGATTTCACTGATATTGGCTAACTCAGAAAGTGTTATTTGCTTTATTTCTAACACTTCTTTGAGCCTTTCAGAAATAACATGATACATAAGCTCCTCCTATTTTTGTGTCGAAAATGACACAATTCACTAAAATAATATTTGAAAAAAATGTTATTGTCAATATATATTTTTTTATCTTTTCAATTTAAAATACTAACATAAGTTTATTTTAAATATTAAATTAGACTTATAACTATACTTTTGCGGGAGAACCTGCCATTCTCTCGCAAGCATTTTAATTTTGGTAAGGAGAAATAGATGGAAGAACAATCGATAAATAATTTATTTAAAAATAGGTTAAAAGAAAGTAATATTTTTAATGATGAAGAAATCAAATTGATTGAAGAAAATATCATGTTGTATGAAAAATGTTATCATTTGGGATGGATAGATAAAGGCTAAAAAATTATCACTATTTTATCACTTTAGTTTATAATATTTCGTTTATGTTTGTTTATACTATTCTTCGAAAGTGCTGAAAACACTAGTTTTTGTTTATAAAAATATTATTACAATAATGTTAAAATTTAATCATGGGTTCGATTCCCGTAGGGGTCACCAAATCTTTAAATATATAAATAGCAAGGTTTACAAGAACTTTGCTATTTTATTTTTAGTTATAAAGTATTTATAGAGGAAATTGACATGAATAAAAGTAACTAATTGATATATAGTTGATTTTGTGTTATTATTCTAATAAACAAATATAGGAGGAAATTATGTTTCCAGAGAGTATAAATAAATATGTAAATAATCTTACTTATACTATTGATACAATTGGTCGTAGCGAAGATGAAGTATACATTTTTGAAGATAAATATATACTAAAAG